CGGCGGCATATCGGCTTCAGCCACAACAATAACCGTATCCGGAGCCATGCAGTTGCCCTCCTCAGGTTTCATCAAAGTCGGCAGCGAGACAATTAGCTACGCCAACATTACGGGGGATAACCTCGAGAATTGCGCGAGAGGGCAGAACGGCACAACGGCGGCAGCGCACTTAACAGGTGCGGCGATAACACGGCAAAACCTGCCCTGCGTGTATATATGGCCCACGCCTAACGCTCCTGGTGCCCAATATACTTTGATCTATTACCGCATGAAACGTATGCAGGACGCGGGGGAAGGCGGGGCGTTCAACCAAGAAATACCCTTCCGATTCCTACCCTGCCTCGTTGCAGGGTTAGCCTATTACCTCGCGCAGAAATTGCCGGAGGGCGGTGAACGGCTAGGGATGCTTAAACAAGAATACGAACAACAATGGCAGTTAGCGGCGGACGAGGATAGAGATAAAGCCCCGGTACGCTTCGTGCCACGCAACATGATGTACAGATAATGCCTAATAGGTTCGCATCAGGCAAGCACTCGATATCCATATGCGATAGGTGCGGACAGCAATACCCGTTAAAGAAACTCAGAGCGCTTACAATAAAGCTGAAAAAGACTAATATCTTGTGCTGCCCTGAATGTTGGGACCCCGATCAGCCGCAATTGTTAGTAGGGATGTATCCTATAGACGATCCGCAGGCGGTAAGAGACCCGAGACCCGATACGCCTTCCTACACTGCGGGGGTGTATAATAATGGTTACCCTAGTGACGGATACCGGATAATTCAATGGGGTTGGCAGCCGGTAGGGGGTTCGAGAGGGGCAGACGCGGTGCTTACACCCAATGATTTAGTAACCATTTTGACCGTAAGCGATGTAATTATAACAATTACTTAGGAGCAATCATGGCTAGTATTGACGGCGCAGCTAAGCAAGGTAAGACCGAAGGGCAAAACCTAAAGAATGATGGCGTGAAGGTAGGCTTATATCGCGGTAAGAATAAATCCGGGGGCGTAACTACTGAGAAAATGAAAGCCGTAGGACGCGGCTTGGCTAAGGTAGCGTTTCAAACGGGGGGTAAATAATGGCTAAGGTAAAAGACCCGAACTTGGCGAAAGCTTCTGAAGTAAAGAACTGCGACCCAGCCATGCGCGTAAGTGTAGGCGACCCTGCCAATACCGACATTAAGACCAAAGGTATCAAAGTGCGGGGTACAGGTGCAGCCACCAAAGGCATAACTGCTCGCGGCCCGATGGGTTAATAAATGAACTACAGTGAATTAGCGGCGCAGATCAAGGCGTATTGTGAAAACTCTTTCCCTGAGAGTGTAGGTAGCGTAACGACTGCCGATCAAATAGCGCAGTTCGTAATGAACGCGGAACAGCGTATCTACAATACGGTGCAGCTACCTGCCTTGCGTAAGAATGTTACAGGTACGGCAACCCCCAGTAATAAGTACGTGTCTTGCCCCACCGACTTTCTCGCGGTTCATTCCCTTGCGGTCGTAGCCGCGAACGATGATTATCACTACTTGCTGAATAAGGATGTGAACTTCATCCGGGAATCGTATCCTAGCTCCACAGGTACGGGGTTCCCTGAATATTATGCGATCTTCGGCCCTAATTCTTCTGATACTGACGAGCTATCCTTTATCCTTGGCCCGACTCCTGACGATGATTACACGCTTGAGCTTCACTACTTCTATTACCCCGAGTCTATCGTTACTGCGGGGACTTCCTGGTTAGGTGATAACTTCGATACAGCGCTGCTCTATGGCGCATTGGTTGAGGCGTACACTTACATGAAGGGTGAGCCGGACGTGATCGCGCAGTACGAGAAATTATGGCAGCACTCGTTGAGCTTGTTGAAACAATTGGGTGATGGCAAAGACCGCCGAGACTCCTACCGTAACGGTCAAGTAAGGATGCCGGTACAATGATAAGACAAGGGCAGACTTTTTCCTTCCGCAAGGAGTTGTACCAAGGGGTTCATGACCTAAGTACAGACGTGCTGAAACTAGCGCTCTATACGGCTGATGCCGATCTGCCGTTGACGGCTACTGAGTATACAGCTACTAACGAGGTGCCTAATGGTAATGGGTATACCACAGGCGGCAAGACGTGTGAGAATGTAACTATTAATTCAAGTTCTATAGGGCAGGTGTATATATCGTTCAACGACCTAGCTTGGACGGGGACTTTTACCTGCCGGGGGGCATTAATTTATAATACGAGTAAATCAAACAAGAGCGTGGCAGTGTTAGACTTCGGGGCGGATAAGACCGTAACGAGTCAGACTTTAACTGTCACTCTACCGGCCAATACAGCGGATTCCGCACTAATAAGGAGCGTATAAGATGGGCTTATCAGTTTTAACTAATGCAGAAGTGGGCGGCGTGACTGTTGTGACTACGCACGGTAGAGGATGCACACCGGAAGAAGTCGCAGAACGCGCCTTGGCGCGGATTATAAATGTTGGGGATAAATCCCACCCCTTGCTGCGCGACCAGGCACATGAATTTCAAGAAAATATCCGGCATTTGCTTGTGTTCTATATGTACGAAGCTATTAACTCGCACAATACGACCGTGGCTAACCGCTTGCGTGAAGCCGGGCATCCTGAAATCATCCCATTACTGAAACCTTAAGGAGTAATCATGGCTATTACACAAGCAATGTGCACATCGTTCAAAGCGGAGCTAATGACTGCTACGCACAATTTCACTACAGGCTCCGGCAACGCCTTCAAGATCGCCTTGTATACAAGCGCGGCTACGATGAGTGCGGCGACTACGGCTTATTCTGCCACTAACGAAGTGGCTAACGGCAATGGCTACACGACCGGCGGGGCTACCCTGACCAATGTCACACCGACGACTTCCGGCACAACCGGCTACACTGATTTTGCCGATGTTACTTGGTCGGCTTCTACCATCACAGCGAATGGCGCGTTGATATACAACAGCACCAACTCGAACAAGGCGGTAGTGGTTTTAGCCTTCGGCGCGGACAAAACTTCGACCAGTGGCGACTTTATCATTCAATTCCCCGCTGCGGGGGCAGGTACGGCGATTATAAATATCGCGTAAGGGGTAAGCATGGACAACGAGAAAATAACCGCCCTAAGGGCTGCTAAAGAGCACCGCGAAAAAGAAGTTTTATACCATCAGATTAACATCGATAATTATAAGCTGGCTATCGCGCTTATTGATGCTGAGTGGGGAGACGATGATACCCTCGAGCCGTTTAGAGCGCAGCTTGAAGAATTGTTAGCCGCCAGCACACTCGAACAAAAAAAAGAACGCATACTACTCGAAGTAATCACGCGACAATTAAATGAAGGTTAATTATGCCCTTTGCCGAGTATACCGACGGCGTGACTACGGTATCTGCCATACAGTGGGACGGTTCGGATAGTGTAGCGGATGAAGTAGTTTATTATATCCCCGGTGTTTCCGTTCATACAAACACCATAGGCGCGACCGTGGTTAAAGAGCTACGGTTTTCTACCTTTCTTACAATCCCGCAAGGGGATTGGCTTGCTATAAGTGTGGCTGAAGGTTCAGTTACCGCGCTGCATATAACCACTGCGGCCTTTGCCGCGTACACGGCTGTCTAAATGGCAATCAGTTACATATCCTTCGGCACAGGCACAAACTCAATAGGCTCGATGCCATCGCACCAGGCCGGGGATTTGCTGATATTTTTTGCTTACCGTGATGGTAGCACCACCAATCCAACACTGCCCGCCGGGTTTACCTCGATAACTGCGCCTGACGGCACGACTAGCAGCACAACGGTCGGCTATAAAATCGCCGCAAGCGGTTCTGAAACATCCGGCACTTGGACTAATGCCACCAGTTTAATTTGTCATGTTTACCGATCAAGCACCGGTAGCGTTTTCCCCGGCGCGGTTGCTACCAATACCGGTTCCTCCACCACTGTAAATTACCCTGCACTGACGCTGAATAACACCAGCGGATCGTCTTGGGTGCTAGGCTTCGCTGGTTGTAACCAGTCGGATATGAGTCTGGAGACGGCACCGTCACTGATGACGAACCGCAGTACTGTGTCGGATGCAACCGACGAAGCGGCGGGGGCGGACACAAACGGCGGGGTTACAAGCTGGAGCAGTACAAACGTCTCAGTAGGTGGCACTTCCGGCCCGTGGACAACTGCGGTTATTGAGATCGCGGAGTCTGCGATTAAGTACATCGGCTCGGCAACAGCCGCAGCCACGACGGTTACCCTGCCAACACATCAGGCAGGCGACCTGATATTAATTTTTGCGTTTAGAGATGGCAGCTCAATCGCACCCTCGCTACCGTCAGGATACACAAGCAAAGCCACGGCTATCTCAGATGACTTTAACGTGGTAGCGATGCGTTTGGGCTATAAAATCGCTGCAAGCGGCTCTGAAACTTCTGGCACATGGACTAATGCCACTCAGTTGGTGTGCCACGTATACCGCGGTGTTGATCAAACCACTCCGCTGGGCGCGTCGGGTGGCACAACTCGAACAACACAGGGCACGACGACAGCGAGTTACCCGACGCTTACGCTGAGCGTGGCAAATGGTACTTCGTGGATTGCGGGATTTGGTGGGAGCGAGAATACAACGTCCGCAATTGATACTGCCCCGGCTGGTATGGTGCAACGTGTTAAGGCTACAGCTGCGTCTAGTGAGGTTGCAGGATTTGATACGTTTGGCGGGCGTGCAGCATGGACGGCGCAAACGGTAGCGCTCGGCGGGTCAAATTATGATTGGATAGTCCGCAATGT